TCCTTATTCAGTCATCACGCCTTGGAACTGAAGTCCCGAGGCAGTCATATTGCCAGCCCAGCCGATCAAGCGCACGATGGCATCTTGGTTGGTGGACATACGCTCATCACCAATCGGAACAAAGTTACGATTTGCATGAGGACGGAAGAAAATGTATTTTGTGTTCAAGAAATAACCAGTAGATGTCGGAATATTACCGCCGATACCACCGTCAAGAACAACGTCTGCATTCATGTACTTGGAAGCAACAAAGCCTAATTCAGCCATTTTGCTCGATCCTGGGAAACGCTGAATGTTTTGCAGAGACGACATGAAGAAGCCCCACAAGTTGTTATCCAACAAAATCAAATCAACTACATCAGAGCCACGGCTTGTCTTTGCATACAGGCGGTTAAAACCGGTCTGAATGTTTGAGCTGGACGCTGAAGCACCCAAGTCACTAGAGAAGTCAAAAGTCTGATTGCGCCAAAATGACCATGTAGCGCGGTCAATACCACCGACCACACCGGTAGAGGGCGATGCAACCACCATAGCTTGCAAACCAGTGATCTGCTTGCCGTTGTTGGCTGTACCGTCCGAATAAATACCAGTAGAGATCAAGTTCTCAATGGATGCCTCGGCAACGTCCAAACGTGCGTCAAACAAATCAATAATCTGCTCTTCGCCGCTGTTTTGGAGCATCTCCAAGCCATTGATGGTAACTGCCACCGCTGCTTGTTTGATGGGGAACTGAGCCGCAGAGATAACGTCCGCAGGGCTGATGTCTAAGACTTCAGCGCCCGAGTAGTACATAGCGGTTGAGTTTGCTTGGAATGACAATTCTTGCAGAATGGTCGAACCACCGGTAAAAGGCTTGTAGCGGCCTTTCTCACGCAGGCGAGTCAACAACGCATTGTTTTTGGTCACGTTATCGGCAACGATGCCGGAGCGTGACTCAATGGTGGTTGCTAAAACGTCTGAGTAATTACTATTGGCGTATGCCATGATTTACTCCTTTTTAATTCACCTGCCGCAGCGCATTGGCAATGACGGCTCGGCGATCAGTTTGATTGACTGCACCTGAGATGGCAGCGCCAGGCGCTCCCCTAACTTGTACAGCCGCTTGTTTTGCTTTCTGAACTTGATTCTGCGTGGCGTAGCTTTGTTGCTGTTGAGCATATAAACCTTGTGCCAACTGTGGATCAAGCCTTACGGCGGTGTCATATGCTATTTGCAATTTCTCGCGTTCAGACATATGACCAATGTCCCCTAGAACCTGCGGCGCTTGGAGAAGCGACAACATTCGATCTTGGACTGCCTCAAAGTGTGCGTTTGCGGGGTCGCCTGCAAACTGCTGGATTACCGAGAGTGCTCGGTTTTCATTCTGTTTCTGCGCTTCGTACTGGCTCTGCGTGATGTGTGCCGTGAGCTGTTGTACTTGTTGCGCTAATTGATTGTAGTGCGAATCTTGTTGCGGTGGTGCTTCGCCGCCAAAGTAAGCCGCCACTTGATCCAAAGGAATTTGGAATTGCTGAATCATTTTTGCTACCGCTTGCGATTTCTGCTGCGGTGTGCCTGTTCTCAGCAATGCCGCCGTTTGAAGCAATGGCGCAATCGCTGATGCTGGCGTAGCGTTTTCGTTTCTCAGCATCCACTCATAAGGTTGAAATAACTCGGTAATTGCCCGAGCCTCGGCATCCCTTTGCTTGTATGTGCTAATGCCCTTTTCATAGTCGGCATCCCGCTGGGCAAAGGCTTGCTGTAATTCGGCTGGCGCTTTTTCCCAATGTTCTTTTAGCTCAAGGCGCAAACTTCTAGGCATCTCTGCTCTTGGCTTTTCAGCCATTTGCGGTGCTTGGGTTTGATCTGTTGGGAACTTAGGAGCAAACTTCCCACCCTCTCGGGGCTGGCTGGCTGCGTGTTTGCCTCGGTTTGTCGGTGTCTTGGTCAGTGCCTCACGGATCGTATCGGCTCTGCTTTGCGGCTCTGCTGCCGTTTGGGGCGCTTCTACCGCTTGGGTTTCGGGTGCTGGTGTTTCTACTGTGTCGGGTGCGACAACTTCGTTTTCCATCACTTCATCCTTTTCATTTGTTCCAAAGTCATTTTGATCATCTCTTTACGCTCAGGCATCGGTCTGTTGTGCAGACGGTTTGCCATCTCTACGTTAAGGTTAGACATCTTAACAGGTGCAATCGGTGCGCCTGGTCGATCAAACTCTTGCACCGTAGCCAGTTGACCACGCAAACGGTCTCGGTGCGCTTCTTTCTTCTTGTTCCACTCTTGCTGTGCATACTTAACGTCAGAGTGACCCATCTCAATTGAATCGGTGCGCTTTAGGTGCTCACGCCATTGCTTTCTGCCCTCAATCATCACACCATCAGGCGACATAAAAGGCGCAATATCACCTCTTACTGAGGCCATAGATTCGTCTCGGTACTCGCCCCTAGTAACCTCGTAGGCTTCGCTGCCGTCTGATGGATAAACCCAAGTTCTTTTCACATTAACTCCAAAAGCATTGCGACATCTTCTTCATCACGTTTTAGCTTAACACGAACTTCAAGGTCTTTGACCCTTTGCATTAACAAATCATAGTCAATTTGTTTTCTAACCGCAACCTCTATTGTTTGCTCGGGTGCTGAAGTGATTTCTTCTCTTACCTCGGGCGGTAAACCAAACAGCGCCTCTTGCAGTTTTAGTTTGCGTTGTGCTTCTAGCTTGCGGTCTTTAGCCCATAATTCATCACGCTTTTTTTCGTCAAAGCCAAAGTGACCGCCTAAAGGAATTTCGTCAGGAATGGGCGTTGTTGCATTTGGAACGCTTGCAAAGGCCGTTTCACAAAATGCTGATATGCCAAACACTTACGTTCCCCATTTTGCGGCGTTATCTACCCAAGTCGGGGCGGTAGTAGCATTAGATTGCAAAACCTGTCCCGCAGTACCCACTTGACCATTAAACGCTACCGATCCATTGGTGTTAATGGTTACAGCGTCTGTAGTGCTAACCGCGCCATTGATAATAAAACTGATCTTTTGGTTATCCCAGCTACCCATAACCAATGGGCCGCCATTTGATTCGACAAAACTTGCCAAAGGTAGAGAAAACCCATTGTTTGGATACCCCGCAGCCGCATAACTGTAATTTGCGTTATTTATTCCTAACTCGTTATAGGCCGTATGACCGCCATCATTTACAGCATAGCTTGCATAACTTGTATTGCTTGCGCTTGTGTTTTGCAGACTTGTGTAAAGGTATAACGGCTCACTTGCCGTAAACCCAGCTATTACGCCCGAATCAGTGTGTGCAGTTGCGTCACCAACATTTAAAGAGCCAACATTGGTTGTGCCTGATGTGTAAGGTATCAAAACACGGTTATTAGCATCTTGATTGACCGATTTTTCAGCAGGATAGCTAACAAATACTTCCTTTTTACCTGCCGCAAGATTAAGTATTGAGCCTGTTGATGAAGAGATTACAGTTGTTCTAGCCAACGTGCCGCTAGAGTAAGTTCCAATCCCAACTTCCCATTGCGTACCGCCTGAAATCGTGTAATAGGTAGTATTGTTATTGCCAATTACCGCAAATGATTGAAACCCATCAACCGAGCCATCTAGCGTAATTGTTCCAGTACCTGTGGAAGTGGTAGTCTGTTTTACTCTATCAGCAAGGATTAAGCTCATGCTATCTCCACGCCAATTACTAAGCCATCAGCACCTCTAACCACTTTCTTAGGCGCGGCTAACTTTTGCATTGCCATTCCAATGTTTTGCATTGATTCGCCATGACTGTTTGCCATTTGATCGTGCATCATGGCAATCTTATCCATTGCGCTTGAAATTGCACCGCCAAGGTTATTTCCAAGATTATCTAATTGCGCCGCCACTGTTTCAACCACTGGTAAGTCGATGCCAGGGTTGCTACCAATCCTTGCCACCATGATCTTAGTTGAAGCATCAAGCTCTGCTTTAAATCGCTCATATTCTTCCCTTCCAGCCATTTCTCGGGCTTTAATTTGCAGTTCGTTGTTCTGTTTGGCGGTCTCAAATTCCGCTTTCATCTGTGCCAATTGCATCTCAGCTTGTGTTTTAGCTTGTTGCATCTGCATCTCAAGCTGTGCCTTGCCCTGCTCAATTTGAGCCTGCGCTTGCATCTTCATTTGCTCAGTCTGCGCTTGTGCTTGCATCCGCATTTGCTCGGCTTGTTGCTCTGCTTGCATTTGCATCATTTCAGGCGGTGGGCCTGCCGGTTGTTGTTTAGCCGCATCTGCCTTGTCTTGCAGGGCTTTCATGGCCTTTTCTACAGCGCTCTCTAACCCACGGCCTGCCCTGAATCGGCGCACCAAGAACAATAGCATCTCAGAAACCATAGGCAAAGTCTCAGGCGCTTGGGTAACCATTGGGATTGCCTCACGCAAAAATGCACCAACAGCCCCTATTGCTTCTTGTGCGCCTTGCTTTTCTGCCTGCTCATCAATCTGAGCCAAACTGTCAGCCTCAACCGCAATATGAAAGTCGCGTATGGTGCTGTTGGACAACATCTGCAACGCCGCCTGCAACAGTTGCGGGTCTTTACCGTCAGTGGTGTTCATCACCCCCGACATCTCAACAATCAACTCGGGCGGGTAAAACTTACATATAACTTGCGCCTTGAGCTTGAAGATGTCGGTAGCAAATCGAGCCACATCGCCTTGGCTGCTCTTTAACCTTAAACTGCCAAAGTTCGCCTTAAGCTGTTGAGCACCAAGCGTTTCTTGGGCTTTAGACGATCCACGCAAGATGTCCGATATGCCCATGATTTCATAGATGCTTTGCTTAACTTGCTCCCTTGCCGCATACAGCTCACGCAAGGTAATGATGATCTGCGAGGTATCCATCATGTCGATAGCGCCTTTTAAGCCGCCTTTTTCCGACATTGCCGCCCATGCAGTCACAGGGAATAACTTGTTGTCTACGCCCTCGCTAAACATCCGAGCCAACTCTTTGAACTCAGCATTAAACACACCCACAGCTTTACAGGCTTTGGTCAGCAAATAAATGCGTTGAGTTAAGTTATCTAACTCTTGTGCCTGATCCTCATACTCGCAATAGTCGGGTACAGGAATCATTGAGCCAGTGGTGGTGGTTGCCATCAACGGCTTAGGGCATGGGAAGAACTCCTCTAACCCTAGCGGGTCATCACGCTCATCTAGTGCTTGTGGATAACCTTTGGCAATCCAACAAACCTTGGCTGTGCGCTTGTTCCAAATCTCATAGACCATCGCCTTTTTGTCGTAGGTCATCTTGGCGGTCATGGGATTCTTGCCGTCCATGTCGGTGTTTGAGCTAGTCAGGCTGACGTTTTTAAATACGTCTCCAAAGCGCTCTACGCCCTCGTCTTTGGTCATGTAGACCGCCCGAGCTACCCACCACACCTCATCCCATGTCCGAGCTGGTGAATGCAAGAAGTCAGCCCAGTAAACGTAATCAATTGGGCTGTGAGCCGCATCAATGCGCTCTGTTGGATCTTCTACGGTGTTATAGACTTGCGACTCATCTCGCTCCATCTCCCCCTCAACCTCAGGGGTCTCGTTGACAATGACAGGCTCGTAGCGAATCCAAGCTGTGCCGCGACCAGGTAGCAATCGGTCTTGTACTGCGCCACTCATTGCAGCATCAAAGTCACCGAATTGCGTGGTCTCGTATTCCATGACACGCTCAAGCATGGTGGATGCAAGGCGACCCACAGGGTCTTGATCCATGTAGCGGCGTGATACCTCGGGCTTGGCTTGTCTGCCATACAACGCAGGGAAGAGCACTTGGATGTTTGACCATAGGATGTTGAACTTCATCCTTGGCATTTCTATAGCATCACGCTCATCCCTATAGCGCTTAACAACCTTTTGACCACGCTTTTCCCACTTATCAAATATCTTGATAGCGGTCTCAATCTGATCGTGCCAATAAGGGCCAGCGTCCTCGCCCTCATACGCGCCGGTTTCATCGTACATGATCAGCTACCAGCGGCAAAGAAGAATGTCACATCTAATGCCGTGCCAGCAATTGTGGCGTACAGGCTAACTCCCACGTTAGCAGGAAATCGGTGAAATCCGATAGCCGGTGTGATCGTGCCACTCATTACATCGCCACTTGCGCCGCCATTGCGGAGCACCAATGTGCCTACGGTGGTGCTGTTAACGTAGAAACCAATCAACTGGCAAGGGCCAGGCGTTACTGCGCCTGTAACGGTAATGTTCTTGTAACCACCTACTTCTGCTACTGGCTGGCTCATATACGCTCCTCTTTATGTTGTATCTCGTAGTCCCACAGCTCATCAAGTGTGATGGTTTGTAGGGTCTTGCCCTTGGGCGGTGTCTCGTCTTTTGCCTCTTGTTTATAGGCTACTGCAAGCATTCTAAACGCATCTGCGGGGTCTGAACACCAATCATGGCGTGGAGATTCACGAAAAGTTTTCTTATCTTCATCATATTCCCGCTGATATTGCCTTAACGCTTCTAGCCCCTCATCGCATCTAGAGTCAAAATAGCAATTAGGCAAGATTAGCCGCACCGCTTGTATGCCGTTCTGTACGCCAATATCAGGCACTATGGCTAGCTTACTCCAGCCTCCTAATTGTGCAGCCAATTGCTCAATGATTGATTTACCGCCCGAGGCAAGCGTTTTTGCCCTTGCGTCATGCGGTAGGTAATGGCGGGTATATCGGTAGCCCTTGGCGTTAACCACATTGGCTATTTCTTCAATGCTTGCCCCCGAAACGGCGTAAAAATCCATTACCCTGATCTCGCCCCTGACTTCTTGCCACCACCAAATGGCGGTGGCATCCCTACGACCTAAGTCCCATGCGGTGTAAACAGGTAATTCCGGCTCAAACGGTATTTCTCTAATCCTGCCCTCATCTTGAGCCAAGCGCATCTCTTGCCCCCAAAACGCCCCAAGAATAGCCGCATCAAAGCTGCACTCATACTCTTGGTCATATTGATCGGTGCTTAACTGTGACCGAGCCGCCTGCAATTCTGAGTCGGGCAGCAGGTTAGACACCGAGGCGGGTAGGCGTAACAGAAACCAATCCGGCACTACTTGGCTAACCTTGTAAATGTCGTGAAACTGGTTTTTGCCTTTTGGCGTACCACCAAACACCGCCCAGCCCATAGTGCTAGACAAAGTTGGTCTTACTACATTACCCCAAACGCTAGGCTTAAAGTCGCCGTATTCATCAAGGTAAACGCCGTTAAATCCCATACCACGCATGGCATCAGCGTTATCTGAACCAAACAGCATGATTTTTGCGCCGTTCACCAGCTCTACAGATAGGTCGGATTCGTTTGTGGCTTTGGTCACAGGCGCAGCGTAATACTTGAGGTAATCCCATGCTACGCGCTTGGCTTGGCTACGAAATGGCGCAATGTATGCGTACTGGGCTGACCTGTTGCCCTCAGTAATGGCTCGCTTGATCAGGTCGTTAATAGCCGCTACGGTCTTTCCAGCTCTACGGTGGGCAACCAAACAAGACCATCGCTCACCTC